GATTGTTCCAAGCAGTCCGCTCTAAAGGGGTGTATAGACCGAAATTTTCAATTACGAGGTGACGAATGGAATGGATGCCAATTTTGTCGAAAGTTATTGAAGCGATTTTGATCGCGATTTTGCCGCCACTTGCGGTCGTGATAGTTAGCGCGGCTGTCGCTTATGCGAAGAAGCTATGGGGCGACCTGAAACTCCGCTATCCAACCGTGACCGAGCTGGTCGAAGAAGCTGCGGTGTTCGCGGTGCAAGCTGCGGAACAAGCGGGGGCTGCTGAACTTATCAAGGACAAGAAACAGTACGCGATTCAGATTGCCGAAGCCTGGCTTGTGGCAAACCACATAACGACTGACATTGATCTGATTGACGCTGCAATTGAAAAAGCCGTTTTGGAGCTGTTCAATAGCGGCGAGAAGCCGACTGGCTATGAGGGCGTCGGATGACTGGGGGCGAGTTACTCCCAGCGACCGCATGGGAACAGGCAGCCATCATCGGCATATTTATTGTGTTTGTCGGCATTCTGCTAACCTGGTTTAGCAAGCAAGCGGACAAGTGGCAGAAGTTCATGTTTGACATTGACGAAAAATGGCGCGAGTTCAACCGAGAACAGCGCGAAGAAAACAACTGTGCGATGGGCGATGTGGAGAAGTCGTTGAAAGACTTGACGCAAGTTACTGGCAAGTTGGTTCAAACGATGGATGAACTACGTTCGGATATTTATCACCAGCACAATAATCAAGTGAAAGAGATTGCGGCGCTGATACAGAAGCCCGCGCCGAAACCGCGAGTGAAGAAGCCGGTGGAGAATATTAAAGTCGAGGAATAATGGACGAATCATACGAGACAGCGCGCGAATGGTTGCGCACCCCGCCCGATAGCCCGTACACATTGCTGCTGGCAGAACTAATGGCGGTCAAGGCGGAGATCGCAACTTTGCGCGAGCGCGTGGACGAGATCGATGGCGAGCTGCATGAGGCGTGGCTGGGCGGAACGGATTAGAGAATGAGCAAGATAAACTGGACTTTGCGCTCCTTTCGGCTTGACGAACTTACGGATTATTACAAGAATCCGCGTTCACTTTCTGAGAAGGAATTTAAGCAGTTAAAGACCTCGCTTGACAAATTTGGCATGATAGATAAGCCAATTGTCAATGCTGACTCCGCTCACACTATCATCGGCGGGCATCAGCGAAAACACGTGCTGGAAGAGACCGGCGTAAAAGAGATTGAATGCTGGATTCCTGACCGCGAGTTGAGCGACAAGGAAGTCGAAGAGCTGAACATCCGCCTGAACAAGAACACAGGTAGCTGGGACTTTGACGTGCTGGCAAACGAGTTCGAACTGCCGGACTTGGTTGAGTGGGGTTTTGAACCTTTTGAGCTTGGCATAAACAACGAGCCCGCACCTGAGTTCAAAGAATACGATGAATCGGTTGCGGATGATGTGGAGTTCATCGAGTGTCCAAATTGCGGGCATAAGTGGCCGAAGTGAACAAGTATCTGACTATTCTGGAATCAGCCTGGCAAGAACACCTTGCAGAACGGGAGCCAAACGCGCCGACTGTAATATCTACGTTTGCAGGTTGCGGTGGATCTTCGTTGGGTTATTCAATGGCTGGCTTCAGAGAATTGTTAGCCAATGAATGGGATGATAACGCCGTTGCTACATTCAAGCTGAACTTTCCAGATGTGCCAGTCATTCAAGGCGACATTGCCAAATTGACAGTTGAGCAGGTGCTTGAGATTACGGGGCTTCAACCAGGTGAACTTGACGTGTTCGATGGGTCGCCGCCATGCCAGGGCTTTTCGACTGCTGGCAAGCGCATTATTGACGACCCACGTAACCAGTTATTCAGGGAGTATGTCAGGTTGTTGCGTGGTTTACAGCCGAAAGTCTTTGTTATGGAAAATGTGAGCGGAATGGTCAAGGGCAAGATGAAGCTAATCTTCGCCGACATTCTGCGAGAGTTGAAAGCAAGCGGTTACAAGGTGAGCGCAAGGTTGCTGAATGCGATGTATTTCAACGTTCCGCAGTCAAGGCAGCGGTTGATCTTTATTGGAGTTCGTGAGGATTTAGGCATTGAGCCGAGCCACCCAAAAGCGGAAAGTAGACCGTTCACAGTTAGGGAGGCTTTTTCAAATCTTGAGCACTCTGGAGGGCTTCCTCCAAATGGAGCGCTAAAAGATATAGTGCCGCTTGTTAGACAAGGTGAAGGTGCAAATAAACACCACCCAAAAGGCTTTTATTTTGGCACACACCGCCTTATGTGGACTAAACCAGCGCCGACTGTCATCAAGACTGCTGGGGCAACAATGAACCTATTGCTTCATCCAGAAATTGACGAGGGTATTTCAATTGCTGAGGTCCGTAGATTAGGCTCATTCCCCGATGATTTCGAATTTGTTGGCAATTATGAAACGCAATGGATGCGCATCGGCAACAGCGTTCCTCCGCTCTTTATGCGGTCAATCGCAAGGCATATCAGAACTGAGATATTAGGCAGTTAGACACATTAAAAGCATGAAAGAAAAATATACGGCTGCACAAATAATTGAGGCACTTCGCGAAAAGCACGGAAACTTATCCGCAGCATCGCGCTATTTGAATTGCAGTCGGGATACTATCCGGCGTTATATCGACTTGTATCCAACTGTGCAAGCGGTTGCGGATGAAGAGCGGGAAACGCTGATTGACTTCGCAGAGAATCAGTTATTCAAGCAGGTACAGGACGGGAATATTACCGCTATCATTTTCACGCTGAAAACCATCGGCAAGTCTCGCGGCTACGTTGAGCGGCAGGAAGTGACGGGGGCGGACGGGGGCGCGGTGTTGGTCAAGTGGGATGATGAGAACAACGATTGACGCGCAACCTCATCCAGGGCAACTCGAAGTCCACAACAGCGATGCACGCTTCAAAGTGCTATCGGCTGGACGGCGATGGGGCAAGACGCGGCTGGGAGTCAATGAGTGCCTGGACGCGGCAAGCAAAGGCGGGCGCGCGTGGTGGGTAAGTCCGAGTTACAAGACGAGCGAGGTTGGTTGGCGACCATTGCGGCAAATTGCGCGCAAAATACCGAATGCAGAGGTTAGGCTGGTAGACAGGATGGTTACGCTTCCAGGCGGCGGATTTGTGGCTGTTAGATCAGCGGACAATCCCGACTCATTGCGCGGTGAAGGGCTGGACTTCGTGGTTATGGACGAGTGTGCGTTCATGCAGAAAGAGGCATGGACGGAGGCGATCAGACCGGCGCTATCAGACAGGTTAGGCAAGGCATTGTTTATCTCTACTCCGAAGGGACGTAATTGGCTTTGGGAGATTTATCAGCGCGGCATTCGTGGCGAAGAAGGCTGGCAGTCATGGACGTTTCCAACTGTCTCAAATCCTTACATTGAGGCAAGCGAAGTCGAGGCGGCTAAGCGCGACTTGCCAGAGATCATATTCAGACAGGAATACTTGGCAGAGTTTATTGATGATTCCGGCGGAGTGTTCAGGCGCGTGCAGGAAGCGGCAACGTTGAAGCCGCAAGAGCCGCAAGCCGGCAGGCAGTACATTGCCGGCGTGGATGTGGCTTCGAGCGTGGACTATACAGTTGTGACGGTGATGGACGTGGAAGCGCGCAGCATGGTTTACATGGACAGGTTCAACCGCGTGGATTATCCAGTGCTGATTAGCAGGCTGGAGTCTGTTTACAAGCGATATAACCTAAGCTCCATGATTGTTGAGAGCAACAGCATCGGCAGACCTGTAATTGATGAGCTTGTGGCACGGGGCTTGAATATTGTGCCATTTTTGACGACTTCTGCTACTAAGCAAGGAATTATACAGAATTTGCAATCAGCCTTTGAAAATGGGCAGATTTTGGTCTTAGACGAGCCCGTGCTGGTGGGTGAACTGCTGTCATTTGAGAGCAAGCGCAACGCAAGCGGAAGTTTTAGTTATAGCGCGCCAGACGGGATGCACGACGACTGTGTGATGAGCCTGGCGTTTGCGTGGGATGGAATCAGAGAGCGCGTGCAGGTTGTGAAGAATCCGTTTTATGAGTACTAAAGCGAGGCATTATGAGCGTATTGGACAATTTTAGGAACTGGCTGCTTGAACCGCTATTGGGGCGGGAATTCTCGATTAAAGCAAGCGAGGCTACGCTCAAGCGCGAGTACCGGCGCGGGCAGCACAAAGCACCGATCAAGAC